GGTCAATATGACCCTTATGGTCAATACCGTGGACAAGCAGCTACTCAACTAAATACTCTAATGAATAACCCTTCATCGGTTATGGCACAGCCTGGATATCAACAACAGTTACAGCAAGGCACAGCAGCTTCTCAAGCAGGTGCTGCGGCTACTGGTACTTTGCAATCTGGAGCACAACAAGCTGCTTTGCAAAACCTAGGTCAAAGTACTTTTAGTTCTTTTTACAATTCACAACTTGCTAACTTAATGCAATTGTCAGGTGCTTCACAGTCTCCTGCTGCTGCTGGTATGGCACAACAACAAGCCGCTACTGCTGCTCAGAATCGTCAACTTCAAGGTGCAGGTACATTAATGAGTGGTATGAGTACTCTTGGTGGTTTGTTTAAAGGTTCTGCTACTACTGATCCTTATGGTGGTAATTTTGGTAGCACTTCTCCTTATGTAATGGGTGGAGGACAAACACCAGGTTGGTCAGATCCTTATGCTTCTATGCCAAGTTACACTAACCAAAGTTCTACTGGTGGAAATTATGGTAGCGGTACTGGCGGATTTGAATAAGGAATAATTATGGCAGACTATTTAGACGTTGGTAAAATTGTTAGCGAAGGCTATGGCGCAGGTAAAGGTGTTGCTGAAGATATAGCTTCTAAAGACATTTTACAACAAATGTATGCAGGACAAACTCCTGAAGATATCAAAGATCCTGTTAAGCAAGCAGCTACTCTGCAATCTGCTGCTGGTATGCTACAAAGCAAAGGATTAAACTCTGCTGCTTATAAACTACAAAAGCAAGCTGGAGACTTATCTACTAGTGTAAATAAACAAGAACTTGATACTTTAAAAGTTAAACAAGGTGAGTTAGAATATGCTGGTCAATTATTACAAAGTGCTGGTAGCGATGCTGATTTACAAAATGTAATTAACGAAACTGTTAAAGACCCTGCTGCTCGTATGTCTGTTGAAGCTGTTATGAGAAATCCTAACTTGGATTTTGCAGCTAAGAAAAAAGCATTAGTTGATATGACGCAAACTGCTGATCAACATTTAAGAGCACAAGCATTAGCTGTTTCTGCTGATGACCGTATAGACCGCATGGATACTAGGGATTTACGTCTTGAATTAAGCCGTATTGAATCGAAAGCTAAAAATGGTTTACCTTTATCAGCAGAAGAAAAGTTAACTAGAGAAACTGGTGTACTTCCTAAATATCAGAAAAAAGGAGTCACAGTTCCTACTCCTAGTGGAGAAGAGCCTGCAGGTGACTTTTTATCTTCCCGTGCTGCTGTTGAATCTGGTGGTTATAAAGGTGATGCTGCTTATAGTGCTGAAAGTAAAACATCTTCTGCAGTTGGTAAATACGGTATTACTAAAGGTACATACGATAAAATTCGTGAAGAGGATCCTTCATTACCTGAATTTTCTAAACTTAAAAATAATAAAGACGCTCAAGATAAAGCTGCTAAAATTCACGAAAAACAAATTACTAAAGAAATCACTGCTGCTGGTTTAGATCCTACTAATGCTAATAAAGATTTGTGGTGGAGGTTTGGAGATGCTGATGCTAAGAAGTTAGTTAAAGCAGATTCTAACACTCCTGTTAAAGATGTATTAAATGAAAAAGTAATTGCTGCTAATCCTGATTTACAAGGTAAAGTTACTGTTGGCGATGCTATTGCTAAAAACTTATCTGGTGGCGGTAAGACTAGTGATATTTCTTACGAAACTGCTAAAGCTAATAAGAAAGCTGATGTTGTTCAAATGTACGAAGATGTATCTATTCCTATTCAAAAGCAAATTGGCGATATTGCACAAGTCGGTAAAGAGTTTGCTATTCCTCCTAATAAATTAGTTGGTCAAGGTGCTAAAGCTAAAGTGGCTATTGTGGGTGACTATGATGTTTTACAACAAACAGAAAAAGTTTCTAGCTTAATTGCTAAGAATCCTAGTGCTGTAGGTACTCTTGCTTCTCTTGTGCAAAGCTCAGGCGGTTTAACTAGAAACTTGTTGGATAACGTAGCTTCTAATAAAGATAATAAATATACTGAAGAAGTTGCTATTCTTGCTAAAGAATTAACTACTTTAGGTCTTCAAGATGCTGCAGCTTCTGGTGGTGGTCGTATTAACCAATATTTAGAAAAGATGTTTGTGGGTATTTATGATAAATCATTAAGTCCTCAATCTTTAGTAGGTGTTCTAAAAGACCGTCAAGACGATGCTGTTCGTAATTTAAATCGACGTATTGGTGCTGATAAAGAAAACTTAGACAAAGAAGAATACCCATTATTGTTTTCTAAATCTTCTAAAAGCTATATGGATATTGAGACTGCTAAGACTAAAGAAGAAGACAAAAAGTATGGTGTAGATAGTACTAAAGAACGTCTTCCTATTGGTTCTTTTGGTGGTGGTCAAGGTCGTAAATTTCAATTCGGTCAAGGCGACTTGTCATTCTAAGGAAATCCAATGCCAGTAGATTTTGATGTTGTAGGTGCTAGACAGGCTGGCTACTCAGACGATGAGATAGCAGCCCATGTGTCTCAGCAAGCAAACTTTGATAAAAATAGTGCTGAAAAGTCTGGATATACACCTACTGAAATTATTAACCATTTAGTTCCTTCTGCTAAAGACAGACAAAGTATGGTTGATACAGGTGCTAAAGCTAAAGAACTATTTGGTAGAGATCCTTCTAAAGCAGGTAAGTTAACTGCTGGAGATTATGCTACTAGAGCTATGGCAGGAGCAACTGCAGGTGGTATTATAGGAGGAACTGTAGGAGCTTTCACAGGTCCTGGTGCTATTGTTACAGGCACTGTAGGAGCTATTGGAGGTGCTGTATCAGGTCTTCTTGAAGCAGGTGCTGAAGACTTAGGATTCGGTGCTGGTACACAGTTTGTGGCTGGTATGGTTACCCCTGGTGCTGGTTTGTCTACTAAAGTTGGGCAAATGATTGAAAAGAAAGCAGCAGAGAATACAGCACGATTTGCTGGAATGGCTGCTAAACAAGTAACAGGAATTCCTGGTATTGGTACTATAGTTAAAAAAGGTGCTGAGTTTTTTGAAAGTAAAAAACCTGTTAATGTTGGTGCTATTGAAGATATTTTAGGTATTGAAGGTAAGACAGCTAAAGTAGCAGCAACCACTGAAGAAAAATCTATAGAAGCTAATGCTATGCGTCAAAACATTGCTTCTAGATTTGAAAACACCACTGGTACTAAGATTCCTGAAGGAGTTCCTGCTGAAGAACATATTTATAAAGAAGCTGCTTCAGCTATTAATAAAGCAGAAGAGCCTTTTGTAAATAGTTCTTTCTTTAATCGTGCAGCAACATTAGAAGGTAAAGTAAACCCTGCTCAGGCTAATAAATATAAAAAACTATTTCAAGATACTGAAGGTAATGCTCTTTCTGGGGCAGATGTTCTTACCAAGTTACGAGACTTTAAATATGGTGTTGATTTATCTCCTAAAACAACTTATGCCGCTAGAGACCTTCGTTGGGCAGAAGGTGCTAAACTAGAAAAAGAATTTAATGGTTGGTTAATGAAACAACCTGGCTCTGGTAATCAGCCTTGGGAAGCACACGCTCGTGGTGCTTTTGAACAAGTAGCTATGAACAAAGCCAAAGATGCTCTTCCTTCTTTATTTGATGATGTTATAAAAGCTGAAGGGCGTACTGATCTTAAAGCTGCTGCAGGTGCTTTAGAAAGACAAGTATGGAATCTCAGCAAAACTCCTGAAGGTCAGAATATGTTTTTAACGCAACTTACTGGCAATTTAAAAAGCATGCCTGCTAAAGATGCTCGTGTTCTTTGGGATAGAATTGGACCAGAAGTAGAAAAACGCATTATTACTGATCCTAAGAAATTTAAACAAATTTCTGATGTAGTAAGTAATGTAGAAACCCCACAAGATATTAATAGAGCAGTTCGTCTAATTAATGGTATTATTACTGCTGGTGCTATTTCAGGTATGCGAAACTTATGAAGATTTTAATTATTGACCCATCAGGCTGCGGTTGTGGCTTATCCTTTGGTCTTCGTAGCGAAGCTGCAGGACATGAAGTTAAGATGTTTTTACGTCATAACAAAGATGGCTCACGTGCTGAAGTTGGTGATGGTGGTCTCATTAAACGAGTTAGCTCGTGGGAAGACCACATGAAATGGGCTGACTTAATCTTTGTTACAGATAACATCTATTATATTCATGGTCTAGAGCGTTATCGTGACCAAGGCTTTCCTATCTTTGGTGCAAACTTAGCTGGTACTCGTTGGGAACAAGAGCGTGACTATGGTGAACAGATTCTTAACAAAGCTGGTGTTGAGACGATTCCTAGTCAGACCTTTGACAACTATGATGACGCTATTGCTTATGTAAAAGAAAATCCACGTCGCTTTGTGTCTAAGCCTATTGGTGACGGTGATAAGACTTTATCCTATGTAGCTAAGTCTGCTGCTGATATGACTTACATGCTTGGATACTGGAAGAAAAAGAAGTCCTTTAAAGGTAAGTTTATTCTTCAAGAGTTCCGTCCAGGTATTGAGTTCGGTGTTGGTGGTTGGTTTGGTGCTGGTGGTTTCTCTAAATACTTCTGTGAGTCTTGGGAACACAAGAAGCTCATGAATGGTGAACTAGGTGTTACTACTGGTGAACAAGGTACTATTGTTCGCTACACTAAAGATTCTAAACTAGCTGATCAGATGTTAAAGCCTTTGGAAGATATGCTTCATGGTATTGGCTATACAGGTTACATTGATGTAAACTGCATCATTGACAAGAATGGTAAAGCATGGCCTTTGGAGTTCACTACTCGTCCAGGATGGCCTTTATTTAACATTCAGATGTCTTTGCACAAAGGTGATCCTGCACAGTGGATGTTGGACATGATTGATGGTAAAGACACTCTTAAAGTATCTGATAAAGTAGCCTGTGGTGTCGTGGTAACTATTCCTGACTATCCTTACAGTCGCATGACTAAAAAGGAAAACTCTGGTTATCCTATCTGGGGACTAACCATGGAAGATGCTATTAATGATGTGCACCTCTGTGAAGTTCAATGGGGTAAAGGTCCTGCAATGATTGATGGTGAATTAAAGATGGATATTCCCATGTTTGTTACTGCAGGTGATTATGTATGTACTGTTGTAGGATTAGGAGATTCAATTGAAAAAGCTCGTGACTCTGTGTATGGAAAAATTAAAAGAAAAATTGAGATTCCTAACTCAATTGCCTATCGTACAGACATTGGTGAAAAAGTTCAAAAGTGTTTAGATGATTTGCAAGGCTGTGGCTATGCAACGGAGGTAGAGAGTGGCCTCTAACTTTCAATTACCTCCAGTTCCTAGAGGACCTATTCAAGAGTCTTTTGAATGGAGAGATTGGTTTAATAAAGTTCAAGTAATGATGCAGTCTGATAATACACAGTTATTACCAGGAGTATCAGGAACTTTTAAAACTGCAGATACACCTGCTAAAACAGTAACCGTCACCGACGGAATTATAACTAAAATAGTATAAAGGATAAAGTATGCCGTTAAAAACAGGCAGTTCTAAAAAGACTGTATCGTCTAATATTCGCACTTCTATGAAAGAAGGCAAACCACAAAAGCAGGCTATTGCAATTGCTTTATCTAAAGCTGGCAAAGCTAAAGTAAAAGCAAAAGGTCGTATGGCTGATAAGAAAAAGAAATGATGAGATATGCCCGACAACTTTGGTATCAACGAAGGAGTGAAAGCTCTAAGCGGTAGTCTTAATGCAACTAGAGAGAGCACTAAACAGTTAACCAAAAGTATAGAAGGCATTCAACACGATGCTGTAGATGTAGCAAAACAAAGAGCAACAGAGAAGCGTAAAGCATTAGTAGCACATCCTGACCATACAGTGTCAAGAGCATATCAAGAATTTCAATTACTCGAAGAAGTAAAGAAGTTAGAATTAAAAATGAAAGCCGAGGTCATCAATAAGTATGGCCCTAAAGCATGGGACGACATTCAAGCTATTAAGACTCGAATGCTCAAAGAAGAAGCAAAAATTAAAGAAGAGTATGGGCATGATTTAAAGGACGTAAAGCGTGTACAACTGTACTGTTTTATTGTTGCTGCCTTCATTGCCTATTATTTAACTTGGGGATACAAATGAACGATATACTAAAACACATATTAACTGGTAAAGATAATAGCACTCACGATATTGCTAAATGGGCATGGATGTTAGGCTTTTTACTTGTAGGCTGCTCTGCTATCTATTTAATCTATACAGGCAAAGAGATCAGCTTAACTGAGCTTGCTGGTGCTTTAGGTATTGTCTCAGGCTCAGGTGCAGCTTCTGTAGCTGGTAAACAAATGGCTGGTGCAGAACCAGACTCTAAATAATGTTTAAGAACCTACTTAGCACTTTATTTAGCCTTGCTACTAGCGGCTCTTCTACATACATCTATGTAGGTATTGCAGTAGGTGCTTTTGCTTTTGGTGCTTACTCAGGCTATGCTATTACAGACAATCATTACAAAGCAGCACTAGCAGAAGTAAATCAGAAAGCTTTTGAACACACAACAAAAGTAGTACAACAACAAGCAGTAATATCCCAGAACACTCAGAAAGAGAAAGATGAACTACAGACTCGCTACGATAGCGTTGTTGGTATGCTTAGAGGGGTGCACAACTCCAGTTTATCAGCAAACCCCAATACCTCCTTTGGAATATCAAGTAAAGGACTCAGATTACTTGAACCAGATGCAGAAGTTCTTGTCGGGTTTGCAAGACAATGCGAATCCACAGAAATAGAACGTAATGATGTTATACGAAAGTACAACTCTTTAATGGTGAAATAATGACTGAAGCTCAACTAACACAATTAGGTATTGACTCTAAATGGTTATCACCTTTAAATAATACTTTTAATGAATTCTATATCAATACTCCTAAGCGTCAAGCTGCCTTCTTAGGACAGTGTGGGCATGAGTCTAATTCCTTTAGAACCGTTGAAGAGAATTTAAATTATAGAGCAGCAGCTTTACAGGCTACTTGGCCTAGTAGATTTGATGCTGCTAAAGCTCTAGAGTGTGAACATAAGCCTGAGATGATCGCTAACATTGCTTATGGTAATCGTATGGGTAATACAGAGCCTGGTGACGGATGGAAGTACCATGGTCGTGGTTTAATTCAACTTACTGGTAAAGATAATTATGTACATTTTAATAGGGATACTGGTGTGGATTGTGTCGCTAATCCTGATTTATTATGTCTTCCAGAATATGCAGCGTTAAGTGCTGGATGGTTTTGGTCTACACATAATCTTAATACACTAGCTGATACAAGTCAGATAGAAGCAATTACCAAGAAAATCAATGGCGGTACAATAGGACTAGATGACCGTACTGCTCGCTGTAACAAAGCCTTACAAATACTAACAAGTTAAGACGGCACGAGGGTATCAAGAACCTAGTGATTTTCCGTCTTTCTATCTAGGGCATCAACGAATTGGCAGGCGAGTTTGTAACCCCTCACCAATAAAAAGACCCTGCACGAAGCAGGGCCACCAAGTACAACTACCGAGAAACTTATAAAGTAGGTTCAGGATAATTAGGAGGAGCAACTTCCCTAAACAAAGGAAGAGTCTGTAGCTCTAATAACCTGTCATTGAATGTCTGCACGTGATTCTTCACCTGATCATTCCAAATAGTCATAAATTGAATATCATCTAATTCATTGAAGGATGGAGCAGCAGCTAAGAATGGCTCTGTAGCCATAACTTGTAACATGTCTGCCATATTCAATATATCAAACAATCTCTTCATTCCAATACCATAATCTTCTTTAGTAATCATATCTTCCTCATTTAATTGGACAATGTCCACTACTGCACTCTAGATCACCTTCAAAGGAAGCATCTTCCACTTTGGTAATCAATCTAGTACTAGCAACTAGTGCGTCATAAGCTTCTTTGGTAATCTCTTCTAATGGGGCTTGTTGGAAGCCATGTTCATTATGAAGTAAGAACGAAAGTGACTTATGATTGTTCTTGTAATTCTTAGCCAAGTACTTCTTAATCTCTGGCAACTCTTCTTTACGGTAATACACAGTACAGCTAACGCTATTGTCTGACCAATTCTCTTGCAACCATTTAACTACTTCTAGTTGGTCAATAGCAGTCATCTCCGCAGCAATCTTAGTACCTTCAGGATAAGCAAATGGAAAGGAAACTACCATTGTGCTGTGGTCATCAGTACCATCAAAGTTACGTTGAAACTCTACAGGGTATCCATGCTCACGACATACTTGTACTAAGCTATGATCTGCAGCAATACGAATACGTCTAATCATATAGTGACTGTAAGCAGGATGACAACCTGAAGTTACGCCTGGTAAAAGCGACAGTGTACCACTAGGTTTAACCGTTGTCAACTTAATAGACTCAGGAAAGCCATGCTTAGCAGAGTACTCTTTATCAAAAGCACGTAGCTCTGTATAAGCGTCATTTAACCAGCTACGTTGTACATCAGAAGCCTGTAGAACGCCAGTAACCCCAATACCCATACGCATATTCTTATGAACGACATCGGCTGTTTCCTGCAGATGGCAAGGCAAAGACAGGCTATGCTTATTAATGCGATATAGTAACTTACAGACATCAATGAATTCTTTCTTAGATTCAATGTTAGATAAATATACTTCAGCTAAACAACAGGTCTCATAAGGAGCCAAAGACTGCTCAGCACAAGGGTTATAACCTTGAACGTCAGGATCAGGATAATTAGTATCGCCCAACCTGCCGATCTTGCGAGAAAGACGAAGGTTGATAAGACCATAAGGCTCCCCTTTTCCTTCATAGCCGTCCCAGAAGTATTCATGCAAATCTTTAATATCGTTACACACCACGCTATTATTAGACATAGCTCTCCAAGAAGGGATATTTCCCATATCCCAACGTTTAGCAAGAAGGTACTCAACATCGTCTGCATCTCCAATAGCAATCTGTGCTGATCTACGTACATTACCTGCTACGACGATTGCACCAATAATATTCATAATGTCCAAGCAATCAATAGGACGTAGCTTCTTACCTGCACGTTTCTCTAAGATGGTACTTACCTTAGCAATACCCTCGCAAAGGTCTTCAGGGCCTGATGCAGTGCCTCCAAATCCCTTGATGACAGCACCACGACCACGTACAAGGACAGTACTATAGGTAAAAGTAGGTTCTTTAACACTTAGAAAGGCCGCTTTGAGCGTCTTCCCGAGGAGCGAGACCCACCCTTCCCTTGAATCAGGAACAATAAAGTCCGCATCAGCAGTATCCAAACGAGTAGGGGCAATAAAATTAGGATTGACTTCAGGAAGTTTGTCAACGTTTTTCCTTTGAATGTTATAACCAACGCCAGAACCTAACATAAGTAAGTCCATAGCCCAGGTAAAGGGACGAACAGGTTCATCAATTACAGTGAAGGCACAGTTTTGTAATGAAGCTAAGCCTAGCTTGCCTACAGTGTCTGTCCCTAGCTGCCAAAGGAAACGACCTGCTACAGTTCCTTTGAGTTCTGTTAAATACTTTCGTAAACGTTCTTGCTCTGTTTCTGTAAAGTTACAACCTAATTGAGTGTTTGTTGCTTTAATAACTCTTTCTACTGTCTGTGGAAACTCTTCTGTCTTGCTAGTAATGTCTGCCTCGTCTAAGCGACGTGCATAAGTTCTTTTGTAGGTAATATACCCTACTGTGCTAAACGGTGTGTTGTACATCTTTATCCTTAGTGTCGTGTGTTTTTCTTATACTTTTCTGTCATCATTGCATCTGCCATCTTGTAGCAAAAGATAGCAATAAATTCACAATATTCTTCTACATTTGATTCAGGTACTCCAGCAGAGTCTATTGCTCCTGAAAGTACTGAAGTAGCAAAGAAATCTCGTAGACCAGGAATCTCGTCTTTGATAGGCTCTCCCATATCATGTAACGGCTTTTTAGTTGTCATCGTCGTCCTTTAGTAGTTGTTCTAATACATCTGCTTTATCTTCTATTACATCTAGAAATCTTTCACAGATATCCTCAGTAGTTAAACCAAGAATATCTGTCACATCCATTTCGTCTAATTGCTTCAGACGATAGATTATATCACTTAGAGTCAAGCTCATCAATCATCCTTTGGATATACCACACTGCTTTCTTTAAATCTTCTGCACCGTTCTTGTGTCTCCATCGCCATAGATACTTAATAGCGTTGCCTGTACACATTGCTTCCATACCATCTAAATGCTTTACTACTTCTTCAATAGCATCAATACATTCAATATTTCCTTGAGTGTAGTGGTCAGGAGAGTTCACCATATCCTTTGTAGCACCTGGAGGATAGTACGAATCAGAAGGCCCTACACCATAAAGAGTATCGTGCCTATACTGAGTTAAAGAACAAGGAACACACATTGTGTGATATTCCCCATGCTTACTACATTGACCCATTATGATAGCCCTTTCACTTCAACGGATGGTTTGACTGCTTTTGTACCCTGAGACCAGCTTCCGCAATCGCTGCACTGATACCGTTGATACCTTCCAGTAGCCGAGATAGCAGTGCCACGCTTTTGTAATCTATTCCCAGAACAGGTGGGGCACACACGATTATCGGTATAAAGATTATGATTAGGATGAGATTTGATCCATGGAAGAAGACGGCAATAAAGAGATTCAAGCAAAACGACATCTTGAATATTATACGATTCCATACGTTTCCAAGCATCTTTGTCTCCATTCATGCACTTGACCCATAGGTCATGTCCTTCGTGTTCTTGCTTTTTACCTAGTCCTAAACGCTGAGCTACGTAGTCCAACTTATTGCTAGGAAAACGGAACTGGCTACGAGCAACACGGAGAAGATCAATCTGTTTATAAGGCGATGGTGGAGCATAATTATGTAGTAAGAATTCCTTGTTAAGAGTAGGAATATCAAACTTAGTACCATTATAATGAATGACTGCGTCTGCATCATTGAGGAGGTCATAGATTCCCTTCAGCATCTTTTTAGGTTTAGATTGGTGTACAGAATCAAATATGATTTCATCTTCACCGAGCCACTTAGCAGCCCAACAAAGTACATACGAAGATTCCATTAGTTGATTGATTCCAACATTCTGTTGCCATAAGCCCCAGACGTGTGCCACATTAGGCGATGACTCTATATCAAGTAATAGAATTTTCATTTAGTTTTTCCCTGTTTTTTAGCTTTTTTGCTTTTTACAGGGAAACTTGGAACTTTAGCGACATTAGCACAGCTTTCTAAGCAGTCAATATCACCGCATGGTGTCTTGCAAGCATAGATTTCTTTCCAAGCTTTGTCTGCATCTTCTTTGTCAGCTTTTTTAGTTAAACCATTTAACACCTGCTCACGAAGTGCTTTCATCTCTGCTGTGGCATATTCATTTAATTGGAATACTTGACAATATGTATCCATCAACGCTTCACAATGTAAGTCAATACTCTGCTTAACAGACTCTAGATGATTCCATACTTGATCTTCAGACAGTACTTCAGGATGATCCATCATTCTCCAAATAATCTTATCTAGGTGATCCTTAGTAGCCCACACATTCATAATGTCATTCTCTAAATCAAATCTGTCTTTCATTTCTTTTCCTTTAATTGTTTTTCTTGACTTTCAATTACACATAACTGCTTACCGCACCATATCTTTAAATTATTTATCTCTGCTACTAAATCAATAAAGTGTTCTAAATCTACTATGGCTAAAGGTTTACTTCTGTTCTGTTTGATTACTACTAAAGGCTCTGCACTACCATGTGTTGTTGCTTGCTCATAAAACTTATATACTGCTATCTTTGCTAGGTTTTTGCACTCAATCGAGAAAGGAAAAGCTTTTAAGCCACTCTCTGAGAGTTGTACGTCCTCCCCTTGTGCTCCCATGCTCGTGCTTCTTACGTCCCTGTCCGTCAGA